TGCATCAAGATAAAGTTGCAATACTATATGCTTCTGGTTACTTGTACCACAATGAAGAATTAGTAGTTCAGACAAAGGTTGGAGATAGACTATCAGAGTTCTCTGGTAAGCAACTCGAAACACTTGTGAACTTACTTAACAGTGAAGTTAAGAGTAGAACCTCTAGCACAGCAGAGTTTAATACTAAGAAGTGTAAGAAGTCAAAGATAGATGATAAGCAACGAGGTCTTATTCGTCGGTTCTTAAATAACAATCGCTGGATAACAGAAGATTACTATAAAATAAGAGATAACATTCTCGGAGAATAAACAAAGGGGACGACTGAATGGCTTGGTCTTACGATCCAACGGATCTAAATACAACTACGGCTTCTGGTCGTCTCAATACAGTACGACTGTTGGTTGGTGACACTGATACAACTGACCAGCAAGTACAGAATGAAGAAGTTACTTTCTCTCTAACTGAGAGTGGTAATAATGTCTATTACGCTGGAGCTTGGTCTGCCAGAGCTATAGCATCTAAATACGCTAGAAAAGTTAACACAGAGCTTAGTGGAGCCTTAAAAGCTGACTACTCTGACTTAGCTACACACTATTACTCTCTAGCAGACAACCTAGAGTACCAAGGTAAAACTTCAGGTGCTTCGGTAGGGGTACTAGCTGGTGGTATTACTAAGAGTAAAGTAGAAGCTGTAAGGCAAGACACTAACCGCATTGAAGGCTCTTTCAGAAGAGATAGATTTAAGAACCCACCAAGTTATCAAACACCTGAATACGAGTAGGAGGAGTAACATATGTCATTTAGAGCATTTGACTTACTCAAACTAGTTGAGGATTTTGGTGAAACACTTACCTTACGTCAAATTACTACGGGGGGTAGCTATAATCCATCTACAGGTTCTGTAGTAGGTTCGTCTACAACTGACTATAGTTTTACTGGTTACTTCTATGATTACTCTAGTGCTAACCCTGATGAAGTTATTAGAGGTTCACGTAAGTGTGTAATACCTTACCTTGGTGTAGGTATAGATCCTTTTCCTGACGACTTAATTATAGGTAACGGAGATACAGTTAAAGTAACTAGAGCAGTATCTATCTTCTCTAATGGTATTGCTATGTGTTACATATGTGATGTACAGGAGTAAGATATGAAAGCGGTATTAAACCTAGAGAAAACTATAGCTAAGTTAAAAAGTAAAGTTGATATGGCTGTAGAGTTAGCTGTAAAGGATAGACTAGAAGACATAGCTGTGTCCACTATAAACTTATCTCTTCCTACGGTAGATACAGGTGCTTATATAACATCTTTCTCTTATAATGTTGGTTCAGGTAGACCTAGAGGTAAGACTTCTGAAGGTAGATCTAAAGGAGCAGACCCACAAGCTATGGCATCAGAAGGTCTTAATAATCTACTAAACGACATAAATAGTATACAAGACTTTAACTATAAAGATACTATTGTTCTTAGGAATGGATCACCTCACGCTATAGATGTAGAAGAGGGTGGACCTAACTGGAGGCTAACACAACCTTATAAGATATTTGAGACAGTGAGGAATAAATATGGCTAGTATACACAATGATATAAGAGCCGCCCTTGAGACACACATCTCGACAACGGCTGACCTACCTACTATTGCTTACGAGAACGTGGTATTTGAGCCTACAACTGGCACTAGCTTCGTTAGAGTAATGTACCTGCCCACAGTGACTAGACCTGCTGTACGAGGCTTAAATCCTCAACTTAGGTATCAAGGTGTATTTGCTGTCACAGTATTTACTCCAGAAGGCAATGGCCCTTCAACCGCAGACGACTACGTTAACAAAGTTATAAACGCATTTCAAGCTACTACTGACATATCGTTTACTAACGCACAATCACAAACAATAAAAGTATCAATCGACTACGCTGAACGGCGACAAGGTTTGATTGACAGCCCTTGGTACTATGTTCCGATTAATATCGGATGGTACATTTATAAATAACTAGGAGAATACACTATGGCCTTTGCACAAGGATCACGCTCCAGCTTGTCTTACAAAGCCGAAACTACTTTCGGTACGACACCTGCTGGTTCATTTACTAACCTTCCATTCAGCACTCACTCTTTAAACTTAACTAAAGACCGTGTAGCTGGTAACGACATCCAAGCTGACCGTATGCCTCGTGTAGATCGCCACGGTAATAGACAAGTAGCTGGAGATATTGTAGTAGACTTAAGAGACGCTGACTACGACGACTTCTTAGAATCAGCTATGCTAAGTACTTGGTCAACTGACGTACTTAAAGTAGGCACAACACCTATGTTCTTCTCTATAGAAGACTACGCCGCAGATATTGACCAAGCTAGATTATTTACAGGTTGTTCAGTTTCTACTATGGCTATTTCCCTCGCACCTAATCAGATGGTAGCAACTACCTTCGGTATGGTAGGTAAGGATATGACTATAGGAGCTACTGAGAAGACACAGACAGCCGCTTCAGGAGCCGCACCATTCGATGCTTACTCAGGTGACATTGGTATTGGTAATGTAGGCGGAGCATCTAACGTAGCTATTGTGACTGCACTAGACTTCACACTGACTAATTCCTTCGCACCTACCTTCGTAATCGGAGATGATAGCGCACCATCATTAGAGTATGGTAGAGCAGAAGTTGAAGGTACACTGACAGCTTACTTCGAGGATGCAACATTAATCAATCGTTTCCTTAATGAAACAGAGACAGAGATTGAAGTATCAGTTAATGACCCTACAGGTGCTAACGCTTACACATTCCAGTTCCCTAAAGTTAAAATAAACAGTGCTGATGTTGGTGTAGACGGACCTACAAGCCGAATGGTTAGTATGTCTTTCGTTGCTCTATTTGACTCAACTGAAGCAACTAACTTGAAGATCACACGACCTTCATAACGTAATACCTTAGCTAAGGTTAGTGGGGGCTTCTGAGTCGGGTCGGAAGTCCTCACACTTAACATAACTTACCCGATACTATTTCCCCGAAAGGAACTCGACATGGATTTAATGGATCTAAAACCTACAAGTAACACTGTAGAAGTAAAGCTAAAGCACCCTAACACTGGTGTTGTACTTAAGAATGATGATAAGACAGATATGACTATTGTTGTATATGCTACTCACTCTAAAGAGTACAAAGAGTTAATGCACGAACAAACAAACAAACGTCTTAAGGACATGCAGTCTAATAAGAAGACAGACATAACTGCTCAAGAGATGGAGAAGGCTACACTTGATATGTTATCTAAGATAACTTCTGAGTGGAACATAACCTACAACAAAGAGCAACCTAAACTTTCCATTGCTAAAGCTAAACAACTTTACGATGAAGTGTTTTGGATTAAAGATCAGATTGAGGAGGCACTTGCAGACTCTCTGGATTTTACGAAAGCCTAACTCATCAGTTATGCGAATGGGCTGAACATCAGTTTAAGCTCAACAAACCTGATAAGGATGGCACTACAGAACGAGAACATTTAGAACAAGTAGAAAGGCAGATTGGACGTAGACCTGAAGCACTGGAACCCCCGACACATTTTCCATCGCTACTGTCTCATGTCTGGTCTGCCTTTATTGCATTAAGCAATAGTAGATCTATGGGATTCTCTGGACCTAACCCGATAACTTATATTGAAATTAAAGCATGGAAGGAACTGACTGAGACACATATTTCCTCTAGGGATATAGAGACTATAAAACGTGTTGATACAGTTTATATGGGGACAGTGAATGGATGATATAGGGGCAATACAGTTAAGAATCAAAGCTGAATTTAAAGAGCTTACAGGATTACTTAAGACTACTGACCAAACTAAAAGAGCTGTGAGTTTACTAGCTAAAGATTTTGCTAGGACTAAGGATCTGTCAAAATATATGTCTGGTATAAACCAGATTGATGCGGCAAACAAGAAGCTAGGTGCTTCTTCTAGGATGAACCGCACGCAGATAATGAGGTTCGGGAGAAAAGTACAAGAACAAACTAGGTTTACAGACTCTTTAACTGCCGCTACACAAAGATTAAACGCCGCACAAATAGCTTCTGGCAAAGCCTTGGGTAACACCAGAAACAAAATGAATGGCTCTAACATGGCTATTCAACAGTTAGGTTATCAGTTTGGTGACTTTGCAGTTCAGGTTCAAGGTGGTACAAGTGCTTTTGTTGCATTTAGTCAACAGGGTTCACAGTTAGCAGGTATCCTACCTATGATAGCTGGTCCTCTTGGATTAAGTATGGGAGCCGCTGTAGGTCTATCAGCCGCACTTGGTATCCTTATACCTATTGGTTCTGCTGTAGGTAGAATGTTTATGGAGATGTCTAATAAAGGTAAAAAGAGTGCTGAGGAATTAAAAACTGCATTTGCAGATATGCCAGCATTTTTTGAATCAGTTGGCCTTTCTATATCAACACCCTTTACTAATGCTTTTGATACAATAAAAAAAGAGTATGGAGCAATGTTTGTAGCTATAGCTCAAGAGAGAGTTGGGGCGCAAAAGGAATCTGCACTATCACTTGTACCAGAATTAGAAGAATCTGTTAGTACATTTGGCTTTAAGAAACAAATGGTAGACACGTTCCTAGTCTTTGGCGTAGAGAATAGAAAGATATTCCAAGCAGAGAAAGCACATAAAAAAGCTATGGAAATAGCTATGAAGGATACTGTAAGTGAGTACAAGACCCTTATAGAAAAAGCTAAGAGTTTTAACGATGTAAGTTCTGCTGTTGAAACAACCTATGAAAAACTATCTGTTATTGACAAAGGTTTAGCAGAGACCTTCTTAAAATCAGCTCAAGCTAGGGGTATTGATGTTGCAATAGGTAAAGAGAAGGCTAAGCAGTTAGAACAAGAACAAAAAGCTATAGAAGAAAAAGCTAAAGAGTCCTCTGAATTAGCTGATGCAGAACGTCTTCTTGGTGAACAGGCTATTGTTGCAACCCTTAAAAATATAGAAATAGAAATAGAGAAGAAGAAGAAAGCCGCTGAAGCAGAAAAATCTCTTAACCTAAGTGTAGTACAAAATAGAATTGATGGTATAGATGCCCACTATGCGTATGAAGAAAAAATGGCTAAAGAGAAAGCGGCTCGTGATAAGCGTGTAGCAGAAATAAACAGGGAAAAATACTCTACTAGATTTACTGATGAAGAGTCACTTATGAGTATGCCTCTTACAGTAGATAAAGCTACACAAAAGAAAATAGATGATGCAGTAGAGTTAAATCAAAAGCAAGATGACTTCCTAGCTAAACAAAAAGTACAACTTGGTATTGCTAATATGATTAGCGAAAAGACTGGTGCTGAGTTGTTTGCGGCACAACAAATAAATGAGATGGTCTTATACAAACTTGAACTTGATAGGTTAGAGTTAAAGTCAGGAGATGAAAAATACAATCAGCTTGTAGCTTATAAAGAGTTACAGCAAGAAGCAGAAGCAAGAACTTTCTATAGATTACAATTAGAGAAAGAAGCGGCAGAAGCTAAGAGAATAGCTGACGCAGAGGCTCAAAGAGTAAATGATATACTACTTGACCAGTACTCTAGGATTGAGCAAGAGTTAGAAGATCAAGCTCAGAAACAAAAAGGACTGGCTGATAATATAGCAAACACATTTG